GATCGTCGGACGGCGGACGAGTAGGCTCTGCAACTTCTCGCTCGGATTGTTCTGCCGGAACGTCTCGTATGCGAGGAACCATTTCTCATAGCCCCTGGCATAGGCCGGTTCTGCCACGAACTCGCCTTGCATCTGATAGATGTCATTGAGGTCGGCTATGAGAAGGCGGCGAGTGCGCTCCTGCTCTGCGTTCTGCTGCGCCCCTAGACCATCCTGAAACTTAATATCGCGTATGAGCTTATCCTTGAACGGCACATATATGATACGGGAGGCAAACCCCCCCATAATGTTGTCGTCCGTGATGAGTTTGCCGAGGAACTCAAATGTGCAACCCGCAATCATATTAAAGCACAGGTTATTGATAAGGAGGTCGCCGTCTTTCTTTGTCGATTTGCGGAAGGTGCGGGGACAGTCGTAGAAGTTCGTGAAGCAGGGGATCGGATTCCCGAATACCTCCTTGATCGCATTCGAAGCTTCGCTCGCATGGTAGTAGCCGGAGCTATGCTGTGTGAGAAGAGAGCCTGTCATATAAGACTTCGCCCCATCGGCCATGCAGTCAATGAGCTTCGCCTCGCTGATCTGCTCGGCGATAATATTGACCGGAGGGTTGCCATGGATCGCCGAAACGGCCGCTAGCATATCAACAGCGCGATCGAGCGCGGAAGATTTACCAATACCCGGATTGGCGACGAGGAATACGTACAAATTGGGGAAATGCGTTGTTGTAGCGTTCCAAGGGAGGCATACCTTGCGTTCGAGTGCCCCAGCTATGATCGAGAGGGCAGACCACAAATGAAAGGATCGCGGCGCGAACTTATTATCGGCGTAGTCCAGGTAAGCCGCGACGAAATTCGGGAAGTTCCTCACCGTTCGGCGTCCTGCTCTTTGCGCATCTCGCGCACCTTCTCCTCGACCCTTCGAATGATCTCGGCGCGATTCTCCTCAAGGAAGGCGGCTACCTCGGTGCGGACGAACTTGCGGCGGATTGCTTCAGCCTCGCGTTCGGCTGCGGTAGGCTCAGTGCTGTCGGACATAAGGTTCCATTTCTCCGAGGACCCGCCCCGACTCGACAGAGACGGGTATGCGAAGAGGTCCTGCGGGCAATTCGAGGTGAGGGTGCCAGCTTAAGTCGAGCATGTAGTCGGCGAGGGGTGCAACCCCTGACGGTGCGCAACTTAGCGTAAGGCTGTCGTGGCATTGCATGTGCAGCCAGAAGTCCGGCAGTTCCGCCCGCCGGCGCTCGCAGAGCGCGAGCATTAGCGAATTTGCGATGTCCGGAACCGTACTTTGGGGACGGTACGCATAGGCTTCACGATAAGTGTTATCGTCCATTCGTCCGTAGAAGTATCGTACCCTACCGAAAGGGTTTGTGAGTCGTCGCTCCCTATAGACAGTTGCACGAAGCGACGCATGCCATCGGCGAATTCCGGGGAAAAGCTTATGGTACGCTTCAAGTGTGCGCTTTGCTTCCGTTGTCGCCAGTACAAGGTTTAGCTCCTTCAGGCAAGATTCCTGGAACGTCGTTTCTTTCATCGCGTAGTTAGCACCGTGGCCGCTCTTCTTACCGAGCTGCCGCTTCGAAGGATCGCCTGCCTTCGCCTCTGCGCGCACTTGCGCGACAGAGCAGCCGAAGATTTCAGCCGCAACTTCCGAGTGAATGTCGCGACTCTCGTCAGTGAGAGCGCCGATGAGATTCTCATCGCAGCTGTCGTAGGCCACGAAGCGCGACTCGGCCTGCTTGAGGTCCACCTGCAGGAAGACGCGGCTCATCGCGTAGGCTCCTCAATTACGATGCGTCCGACCGTTACATATTTCGGAGCATTCACGATGAGCTTGCCATGTGCACTCGATTTGCCACGCACGAAAAATACATCGATCGAAGTTTCTCCGCCTATGAGACGGATCCCTTGCCCGTCCTCGACTCCGAGTACGAGGCCGCGAACTTGCGAGCGCGGAACTTTCACTTGGGCCATGCGACTGCCTCCTTGACATAGTAGGGTAAAGTTTGCGCATTGAAGCCGCGACTCCAGGCGTCCTTACTGCAGGACCAGCGACCGGTCTCAGTGCCGTGCGGGTCGAGCATGAAATGTACGTTGCGCGAGATGGGGTCGCACTCGACGCGCAAGTAAGAGGAGAGCGCCTTCTCGTATTCGGCAATTTCGAGGAGCAGGGGTATGTCGGGATCCTCCGGATGCTTCAGTCGCATCTTCTTGAGCGAAAGCTCGTTGACGGACTTGCGGCTTCCGCCGCGAACAGCATCGCGCACCTTCGGGATCACATACCCCTTCGCTTCGAACAGGGCGAGCTTCTGCTTGGGCGACCTCGTATTGATTGGCTGACTGAGTCGCGCCGTAAGGTCGGCAACCTTACCTTCGTACTCGGTGACGAGACGGGTGCGGGTCGCCTCGCACAGGGGGAGTCCCCGCAAGCACATTTCGGCAACGCACGGAAAGGTTCGAACGAGGTAGTTGTCATGCAGGTCGGTCAGTCCTCTCGCCGTAAGATCCGCAGCTTGCGCGCGAGCCGCCTCGAAAGTCCCAGAGGCGTCCATTGCATTGTAAGTATAGTGGCGGGTCCAGTCGCGGACGGCGCCCCAGTCCTTGCGGCCTCCCTCCTCGCTTTCGACTCGTCCCGAGTCCTTCCAATAAGGCTCACGAGTGTAGAGGCGTCCGACGTTGCCGAGTCCCTTTTCGAATTCGGGCCAGAGGCACTTGTTCGCGACCATTGTGTCGTGGCGGAAGTTTGCGATTCGGATTCCGTAGCGCGCAAAGTAGAGGGTCTCGTAGATTCCGTTTTGCATGTACTTTGCGGAGGGTCCTTCGCACACGGCTCGGATGGCGTCCCAAAGGGTACGGAAGGAATCCGCTCCCATTCGCTCAGGCAGAACGTTGATTGCGATTGCGTCTGACTCAGACCATGCGAAGCCGACCGTATTGATTTGTCCGCGTCCTGTTTCAATGTCGATTGCAAGGGCTGGCCTTCGTGCCAGGTCCGCAAGCGCCTCAAGCACCACAGGGAGAGGAGGGTTAAGCAGAAAGCGCTTAGGCTTACGCACATAATCGCGAGTATGGCTTTCCTCCCTCGCCCGAACGCATGCCTTCTCTACGTACATGCCGAGAGACCAGTCTGCCTTGATCGAATCCGGATGGAAAGTAGGTACGGCTTTGCGACAGAGCCATTCTGGACTTGTGTCGAGGGGGCTGAGTTGCCACTTGTGGATTGAGGACTTGCCCGTTGTAGCCGAGAGGCAGCGTTCGCCGAGAGGCAGGAGGACGTTGCCCGCGAAATTGGTGCCATCCGCGAGTGTGAGGAAGGCTGTGTCACTGGGTGCGACACCTGCGCGAATGAGACGCTCCTCCAGGAAGTTGCGATCCCAGCCCATCAGAGGGCGCTCGGACAGGACAGCGATACGCGGCGATTGCGATTCCATCGGCTCCCCCCGAAGCCAGCGTCGTCGTTTGCGTGTGCGCCCATGGGGGCGAAAGTGCAGGGAAGCCCTTTTCCGGACGCTGACGCTGAGGATTCACGTTGAGTGAAACTTGCGCCGAATCGGGGCTCCCCCACTTGAGAATGTCTTAGGTCAAGCGGCGAATAGTACTGACTTCGTTGTAGCCGTTGCGTTCGGTTACGGTCACTTCGACTTCTTTGCCGAACAGTTGCTCGGTGTCGAAGTTGCCGGTGAGATCCTGCCCGATGCAAGCGCGGTAGAGGTCGCGCAACTTGAATGCGCCCTTGCCTGAGATCGGCGTGCGCAGGAAGATTGAGCGGCCGTTGTTTTTCTCCTCGGACTCCGCGAAGGTCTTCATTTGCCAATTGATAAAGGGGGTCGCAGCGCGATCCTCCTTCGCGGGCCATTCGCCAGCTTTCGCATCGACAACGCGCACCTTGTAGGTGCCGATTCCGACTGTGTCCTGGACCTCAGTGAAGTCCGGAGTGATTAGTGCCATATGTGTCTCCTTGTTTATGTGGCAGTGCCACGGGTTAATCCTTAAGATGCTTCCAACTATAACGGCTCAGTATGTTTGAAATAGTTGATTGTGCTACACCAAAGCGGACAGCTAAATGCTTTTTGTCGCCTCGTCGCTTACCTGCGCAACGTCTAATTTCACGCACATCGACTTCCGTTAAATGTGTTTCAGGACGGCGTTCCCCGTGCGCGATACGCCCGGCCCTAACGCAATCCTGCATGTTGGCTTTTTGCGTTCCGGCTGCTAAATGCGCAGGGTTTACACAGGACGGGACATTGCAAAGATGTCTAATTAAACCGTGCCGCGCGACATCCTTGACGGCAATTTTTCTGTCCGCTGCATAGACTAACCTATGCACGTAGTGGCTCTTACCTTGCCATGCAATACGCCCATAGCCTAACGAGGTCTTTGGCCCCGTCCATATCCAGCATTCCCCATCTTGACGCGTTCGACTGATGAAATGGGTAAGTTCGGGTGACGTCATTTAATGTACTCGGTGAGTGCGTCGAAACCCCTGTCTATGCATAGATGAGAAGGCAGGCCCGGCAATTGGCTGCGGCAATTGTATAAATGATCGGACTGCGTTTGTATCATGCGTTTACCGTCTTTAATGTACATTCGATGAACTTCCTTGAAGTAGATTGGAAGTTCCTTCGCAAAGCTGCCGTCCATCATTGTGTGACGGAGCATAGCGCCCGTCGCCTCGTCCTTCTCGGTCGCGATGTGCGCGAGCATGACGACGTTGCAAGGGAGCGAGAGGAGGCCAGGGATGAGCTTCTGAAACTCGCGCTTGAGAATTCCGTAGTCCTGGAGCCCGGGCTGCTGCCCCTGTGCCGACACATTGCGCTTGATCCCGGGATTGCTTCGGACGATGTGCGATAGGACGGCCGCCGAGAAGGTCGTAATCGAGTCGAGGACAAGCGTATCGAAGTCCATTTTGCCCTTCGCCTGCTGTGGCATGTAGCGCTTCGAAATAAGCTCTTCGAGTTGCTGGATCGGGCTGCGGTCGATGCGCGGCGGGAACTGCTCGACGTTGATTCGTGCTAGGCGCTCCGAGTCCTTCTTCCAGAAGAGCGCAGCCGAGTCCGCTTTCATGTCAAAGTCGAGGACTTCCGTGCGCCCCGGAAGGGAGGTCGCAAAGACGGTCTTTCCGATCCCGGCGTCCCCCATGAGGAGCAGTTTGAAGTTGCCTTCGGTACGCAGCTCGCTAAGTTGCATTTGTGTATCCTTCGGTGAATTTGGCTTTGAGTATGTTCTCGCGAATCGAGTGCGGTGCTGCGCAGACCTCAAGGAAAGAGCAACCTCCATACATAGTGCATGAGTTGACGGGGCCGAGCGGCCACACGTCCGTTGCGTCCCAATGCAGCCAGTTTGCGACAGCCTCGGCTAGCATGTCGCGAAGTTCCGCAAAGTCCTCCTCCGTCCGCTTCGTGACCTGTCGGGGGAAATGCGGCGGCTGACCTCGCGCAGTGACGGGTCTCGGTTTGACTTGGATGCAATTTACGAGGAAGGAATCCGTGTCTAGGCCGAGAACTTCGCGCGCACCGAGCAAGTAGCCCGTGTATTGTGCGTTCGGTTTGAGACGACTGTAGAAATCATTACCCACCACAGATGAGGTTTTGTGATCGCACGGCAGGATCACCCCGGTGCGCTCGTGGCGCAGGACACAGTCGATGGTGCCGAATAGCTCGATGCAGATGCCGCCTACCTCACATAGGGGAAGCGAGAAGAGCCGCTCTGTAATAGGACCGTTCTCATCGCAATGCACGACATACTCGTCCTTGATGTATGTCTGGAAGTAGTGCCAGAGAGTCCAGACGCCCGTGCTGAGGCTTCGCTTGTCGGACTCGGGAAGTGTCGCTAAGGGGGCCGCAGCACGGACGAAGGACTGAATGGCGTCGTAGAGGAAGTGCTCCTCGGGAGCCGGGACTCCGGCGGCCATGAGTTCGGCATGCTTCAGGAAGTCGCGAGGAAGTTCGCGCACCGCACTCGGGTGCGAATAGAAGACTTCGAGGGCCTTGTGGATCGCCGTGCCGTATACAGTGGCGGGCGACTCCACTTGCGAGCGGATGCCGCGCTTGAGTAAGTACCAGGCTTTGCGCGGGCAGCTCTGGATTATGTCTAAACTGGAATAGTTGATACGGACTTTCGTCGGGGTGCCATCCGGCGAGCGAACGACGGAGAGCATCTCCTTCGGCGCGCCCGCAGGACGTGCGAACATAGGAACGACGGAGGACAGATCGGGCTGTATTTGCATTGGGCGAATCCTCATTGGCGGAAAGTTGCGTCTCTGCTAAGCTATGTTGTAAGTCTTACGCCCGTCAAGACTGAGCATGAAAAACCTACAACGCGAGGCGGGACATTTGGATCTTTCGAGTATTGTCGCCTTCTTAGGTAATGCCGATCCGCGACAGTTCGGCGAGAACGTTGCGCTACTCGTGGCAGCCCGCTGGATCCTCATGGGCATGCTTAAGGGACACCTGGAACAGATCCAGGTACAGCTTACGAAGGTCGCAAGCTCTGTCGCCGAGTTGCAGGTTACGCTTACGCGAATTGAGACCGACCATAGCTTGCGTTTGGCCCATCTTGAGGATGAAATTAAGGAACTGAAGGACTGACCCCGGGGGACATGTGGACATTATAAAGCTACTGCAGGAACTCACGGCGCAACTCACTGACGTAGCAGCTGCCACTGATGCGATTGCGAATGAGAATTACACCAGAGGCTTTGACGCCGGAATAGCCTCACTGGCTGACAAGCTATATACGCAGGCGGAACTCGATAAGGCCATCGCAGTGGCCCTTGAGGGCTCGGATGGCGTTACGAAATTGCGCGAGGAACTGCGCACGCAATATGCGGAGGTCGAGGCGCAGATACAGAAGTTTGCTGAATCGCTAAAGTAATTCACACACAATAAGGAGACATACATGAAACAGCTTTTCTCATACCCCATCGGTTCGGACGGCGCCGCCGCTCTCGTCATAGCAGACGGCAAACTCAAACTCGAAGTCGGCTACTCGGTCGCTGCGATCCTGTCGCCCGTAAAGTCCGCTGTAATCGATAAGCTCAAGGCTGCGATCCCCGGCACTGTCGACGATGCGATCCTCGACCGGCTGTGGGACGAACTCGTTAAGGCACTCTCTGAGGCGCCCGCCCCTTGAGCGCATTCGCAAGCTGGCTGCTCGGACTGCTCCTCGATTGGCTCCTACGGCGTGCGACTGCTGCCGTAGGGGACGCCGTACGCCAACTCGAAGAGGACAAGAAGCGCAATGAAACGAATGCTGCGAATCTCGCAGCTTATCAGGAGGCGAAGGACCGTGCAGACCGCATCCGCGCCGCACAGAACCTCCTGAATGGGACACCTCCATGAAGTACCTATTATGTGCGGCTGCCCTCGCCCTCAGTGCCTGCTCTGGCCTCAAGCCCTTCCCGACAAAGCGCCTCTGGGAGTTCGACCCGAAGGCGCAGGTCTGCGCAGAGTATGCAATTACCGACACTGATAAGTTGACCGTGAAGCATCTGCGCGACGTGCCCCTCGCAGAATGCCCTGCCATATTCGGCTTCCTCGCCTCCGACATCCCAAAGGTCCTTGACTGGGCCAGGGCTGCCCGAGAATATGCTAAAGCGCACTGTAAGTGAGCGCATGGCCGGGAGGTCCTCTGTGATACAGAATGACAAGTTAGCACAGGCTGCGTATGCGATCGCGAAGGCGAACCTCGGCAAGCGCGAAGCGACCGGCCGCAACGATGGCGTATTCGTGCGTATGATACAGAACTGGCTCGACGGTGCCGGCTCCTGGATGGACGGGCAGCCCTGGTGTGCAGCCTTCGCAACCTGGTGCGTGTGGCAGGCCGCCGCTTCGCTCGGCATCCGCCCCTACCTACGCCGCAACGGCAGTTCGACATCGATCTATGCGCAGGCGAAGAAGGACGGCTTCCTGCTTTCCGGACCCATTCCGTTCTGCATCGGTCTCATGCGCGGATCTGGCGGCACCCGAGGTAAGACTCATCATCATACTTTCATTGTGGCTGAGGTAGATTACCCGGCTGGTATCGTCCGTGGCATTGACGGTAACTGGCGTAACGCTGTCTCGCGCTCCACGCATAAGATCGCTGAGTGCGACTTCGTCGCTATCTGCTGAGCGACGTTCACTAAACTGGACCTATGTACTGTAGCCCGCAGCCCTGCAAACAGTCATGCTTAGGGCGTGACAGAACGCAGACCTCGCATAATCGTAGTCGACCTGGAGACGCTCCCGGACTTTGAAGAGGTCATGCGCATATTCCCGGGCATTTCGGCCTACCCCGGACTCTCGCTCAAAGCTTCGCACAATTCGATCATTTGCGTGGGCTGGAAGGTGCTCGGCTCTCGCACTACCCACTGCATTAATGCGTGGGACTTTCCCGCATGGGGACGCAACGTAAATGACGATGCTGCTGTCGTGCGTGAAGCCTTCGATGTGCTGAAGGACGCAGATGCCGTCGTCACGCACAACGGGCGTAGGTTCGACTGGAAGTTCCTTCAGACTCGCCTCTTTAAGCACGGACTGAGTCCGCTTCCGCGCATTCAGCACATCGACACTTGCGTCGAAGCGAAGAAGCACCTCTTTCTCTTTAACAACCGGCTCAATACGGTGGGGCAGTTCCTCGTAGGGCAGGAAAAGCTTGAGAATGGCGGCTGGAAGCTCTGGATGCGCGTCCTCCGTCGCGAAGCCGAGGCAATGCGTCTCATGGAGCGCTACTGCAAGCATGACGTTCGTCTTACTGAAAAAATATTTCGCCGCATGCTTCCGCTACTTACGACATTGCCAGGATATTCGCTCTTCGCGGGGCGGAAAGCGTGCCCAAATTGTGGCTCATACGCTATGCACGAGCGCGGACGGCGCGTGACAGTGACCGGCAAGTGGCAGCGCTTTCAATGTCAGAAGTGCGGAAGCTGGTCGAAACAGACTGTGCATGGATTCCGTGCACTATGAGTACGACAGTGCGCAAAGTCGCTCCCTCTGTCGATGCCGAGATTGAATGCGAGTTCGCTTCGACTGAGGACGGACGCTGTTACACACTCGTAGTGGCATGTGCAGAGGGACTTTCGCACGACGAGTATGCAGACTGTCTCACTGCACTTGCGCAGGACATACGGGAGGGGCGGACCGACTTTGCAGAAGCGAGCGACGCCCCTTCGCACTAG